GCCAGCAGCCGGGCCTGGTGAGCTTCCACATCTGGGCCGCCTACAGCTATTCCCCAGCGGCGAGCTGGCCCGTGCTGGTGCGCGAGCACGCCGAGGCCCTGGAGGCAATGCGCAAGGGCGACCCTGATGCAATGCAGACCTATCACAACACGGTGTTAGGCGAGCCATGGGAGGACACGCTGAGCGGCAAATTGACCGGCGACGGCCTAGCCGAGCGCAGGCGCAACGAAACCGCCGGCAACGGCTACCCGGCTGGCACGGTGCCAGATGGCGTGCTGCTGATCACCGCTGGCGTTGACGTGCAGGGCGGCGGCGGCACCTCAGACGAGCGGTTGGTGGTGACGGTATGGGGCTGGGGCCGTGGTGAAGAGGGCTGGCACCTGGGCCACTGGGAGATCGATGGCGACCCGCAGCAGCCCGAGACGCTGGCGCAGCTGGATCAGATCGCCAAAACCAAGTGGGTCAGGGCCGATGGCGCGGAGATGCGGCTGGCGATGGGCGGCATTGACGACGGCGGCTATGCCACTCATGAGGTGCGCGACTGGTGCCGGGGCCGCACTGCCAACTGGGTGCCGATGAAAGGGGCGCCTCAGAAGGGCAAGCCGCTGCTCGGGAAAGGTGTGGCCGTGGATGTCAACCGCAAGAACCACAGCATCGTGAAAAAGGGCGTGCTGCTCTATGGCATCGGCTACGACGCCAGCATCAATCACCTGCAGGGCCGGCTGCGCAACGAACAACCAGGCCCCGGCTATTTGCATTTTGGTGAGGCCTCGACTGATCAGTTCCTGGCGGAGCTGTTCCCGTGGAAACGCATGCCCAAACGGCACAACGGCCAGACCACCTACAGCTGGGTACTCCCCAACGGCTCCCGCGATGAGGCCGGCGACTGCACCAGGATGGCCTATGCGGCGCTGCAGCTGGTTGCCCGCCGCTACAACCGGGCGACGATGTGGGATCAACTGGAAGCGCAGGGACAGTCCGGCCAGTCAGTTGGCGGGGGCCTGTCCCTTGCTGGTTGGAAGCGGTGACTCGGGCTAGCTAGTCTGATGCCATGGCAGGAATTTCGCTAGCAACTGCACAGACGCAGCTCGACGCCTACCTAGCGGCCGAGACGGCGATCCTGAACGGGCAGGAGTACACGATCGGCGCCCGGCGCATGAAGCGAGCCGATTTGGAGACGGTGCAGGCCGGCATCACGCTCTGGAATCGGCGCGTGCAGGAACTGAGCGCCCGGCAATCGCGTGGCCGCTCCATCACTCCCTCGCCGCTGTTCTGATGGAACACCAGAAGCCAAAGCCGCCGATCCTGGAGCGACTGATCAATCGGATCTCCCCGAAGTGGGCGCTCGAGCGCGAGAAGTCGCGGGCCACCATGGCGCGGATGGGCGGCTATGTGGGCGGCAGCTACAGCGAACGCTTTGCCGGGTGGACCCCTGGCGTCCGCGATGCAGATAGCGACATTGCGTACGACCTGCGGGAGATGCGCGGCAGGTCGCGGGACATGGCTCGCAACGCGCCGATTGCTAGCGGTGCGATCGAGAACATGGCCACCTATGTGGTCGGCACTGGCTTGACGGTGCAGAGCAGGATCGATGCTGAGCTGCTAGGGCTCAGCGACGACGAAGCCAGTAAATACCAAGGTGAATTTGAGCGGTATTTTAATACTTGGGCGGGCTCGCAATTTGCAGACTATTACCAAGGCCAGAATTTTTACGAGTTGCAGGACCTGGCGCTTCGCGCTGAGCTGGAATCAGGCGATGCCTTTGCGCTGCTGGTGAAGTCAAAAGCCAAGAACTGGCCCTATCGTATTGCGGTGCAGATCGTTGAAGCCGATCGTGTATCGAATCCCAACCATGCGATGGATACCGATGCATTGACCCAGGGGATTGCAAAAATAGACGGCATTGCCACCAGCATTCATATAGCAGACCGCCATCCCGGCCGAACAATCAGCGGCAAGCCGCCCCAGTGGATTGAACGGCCTTTCTATGCCGCCAATGGCAGCCGCAAGGTGTTGCATCTGTTCCACAAAAAACGCCCCAACCAAACCCGTGGCGTGCCCTGGCTGGCACCAGTGATCGCAAAGCTGAAGCAGCTTGATCGCTATAGCGACGCAGAGGTAGATGCGGCAGTGAATGCGGCAGTGTTTGCCGTGTTTGCAACAATGGACGCAGAAGCATTTGACGGATTATTTGATGACGCATCAAAAGCAACCTATATCGAGAATGCAAAGTCTTGGGACGGCGGTCTTAACTCTGGCAAGGTTATCAATACTTTCCCCGGCGAAACGATCTCTAGCCCATCACCAGGGCGACCTAACCCGGTGTTTGAACAGTTCTTTCAAGCTGTAAATAACGAAATCGCTGTAGGCCTTGGGTTGCCGCGCGAGGTGGTACTTAAATCGTTCAACGCCAGCTACTCAGCGTCTCGCGCCGCGCTGATGGATGCCTGGCGCGGTTATCAGGTGCGCCGTGCTCGGCTCTCCAGTAGGTTTGGCGGGCCGGTTTACGAAGAGATCATTGCCGATGGCGTGGCCATGGGTCATTTGAAAGCCCCCGGCTTTTTCTCCGACCCGTTCATTCGTGCCGCCTGGCTCGGCTTCAGCTGGAGTGGCGACGGCCCGGGGGCCCTGGATCCGCTCAAGGAGGCCAACGCAGCTGAGAAACGCATCAAGATTGGCCTCACCACGCTGCCAAAAGAATCGCTTGCTTACGACGGCAGCGACTGGGAGGCCAACCACCGCACCAGCGTCCGAGTGACAGCCGAGCGCGTTGAGGGCGGCCTAGAGGCGCCAGTGCTGCTGCAGCAGCCAGGCGCGGCACCTCCCCAGCTCCCTGCCGGCAGCGTGCCAGAGCCAGAGGATGACGATCCTGGCGAGAATGAAGACCCTACCGAGCTCGATTAACCCATGAACATCCTCGACGTTCTCTACCAGCCCTGGGCGATTGACGCCGATCGCCTGATGGAAATCCAGGCGATCTATGCACACCACCTGCGGGGCGAATCGATTGACATCGAGGCGGCGGAGGCCCGGCTTGGCCGCAAGCTGCAAAACGAGCCCCAGGGCTACCAGGTGCAGGACGGGGCGGCCCTGATCCCCCTGCGAGGCGTGATCGCGCCGCGAATGAATTTGATGGCCCAGGTGAGCGGCGGCACCAGCGCCGAGCTGTTTGTTCGTGATGTGCAGGCCGCAGCAGCCGACCCCGCGGTGAGCTCCATTGTGCTGCTGGTGGATTCGCCCGGCGGCGCTGTTGGCGGCACACCGGCGGCAGCAGGGGCAGTGATGGCGGCCCGTGCCGCGAAACCCATAGCCAGCTGGGTTGACGGGGCGATGGCGTCCGCCGCCTACTGGATTGGCTCAGCAGCAGAGCGGGTCTACCTGGGCTCCAGTGTTCACCCGGTGGGCAGTATCGGCGTGATCGCCACCCACTCCGATCAAAGCCAGCGCGAGGCGTCGCTAGGCGTGAAAACGACCGAGATATTTGCCGGCCGGTTCAAGGCCGCTATGAGCCCCCACCAGCCGCTAAGCGAGCTGGGGCGGCAGACGATGCAAGACCAGGTGGACTATCTCTACTCGCTGTTCGTGGGCGATGTAGCGGCTCAGCGTGGTGCCTCCGTCGACCAAGTGCGTGCTGATATGGCCGATGCTCGGGTGTTCATTGGCCAGCAGGCTGTAGACGCAGGCCTGGCGGATGGAATCGCTAGCCTGGAGACTGTAATTGCCGAATTAAACGATCGGGCAGCCACGGCCGCCAGGTCGTCGGTTGTCGTACCCCCCCTGAGACGAGCATCTATGGACCCCACCCAAGCGGCCGCCGAGTGGGCGGCCGAGAATCCCCAGGCTGCGGCTGTGCTGCGGGCCGAGGGCGCATCTGGTGAACGCGACCGCATCGCCGCTGTGCGCGAGCAGGCATTGCCTGGCCATGAGGCGCTGATTGAACAGCTGGCCGCTGACGGTAAGACTTCCGGGCCTGAGGCTGCCATGCGGGTGATCGCCGCTGACCGGCTGCGCCAGGCCAACCACCGTCAAGCCCGGCTTGATGACGCCATTGATGCGGTGCCGCAGGCTGCTGCGCCTGAAGGCTTGGAGGCAGAGGCTCAGGCTCCCAAGCCCGAGGTAGACGGCGTGAAGCTGGCAGGTCGAGCTAAGGAGCTGATCGCCGAGGCCCAGGCCCAGGGCCGAGCGCTATCCGCAACTGCTGCGGTGGCCAAAGCCAAGCAAGAGTTTGCTCAAGTCTGATTTACCACTCCGACTAAATCCTTAACGAGACAATTCCCATGAGCTT